AGGTGCAGGCAGTCGATCGGGTCCCCGTCGCCGGTGGTGTTGGTCGCATTGGCCGTGGTGCCGTCGCCCACCGCGCCGGTGTCGTCGTAGGCCTGGGCGCCGGCCGCCACCGTGGCGATCAGGCCCAGCGTCGGATTCAGAGTGCCGGACGCCGTCCGGTAGACCTTGACCGAGACCAGCGCGCCCGCCGGGTCGGCCCATGTGATGTGCAGGAAGTTCTGGGCGTCGAGCCTACGATCCGGACCCGCCGCGGTGGTGCCGGCGGTGCCGGCCGCGCTCTCGCGGCCGTTCGCGTCCACCCCGACCAGCTTGTAGGTGAACGTGGTGGCGGCATCGGTGTCCCAGCTGCCCACCACGAAGCCCGCGTCCGCTACGCCATCCGCGATTGCGCCCAGGTTGGCCGCGCTGGTGGTGGTGCGGGTGACGATCACGGTGGTGCCGTCGTAGATCGCAGCCGTCAGCGCCTGCCCGCCGCCCAGGATGGCGGTGATGACGGCGTCGCGGATCTGGGCGACCGTCATGCCGGCCGTGAAGGTCACCGCGATGTGCCCCGCCGTGACCCCGCCGCCCGAGTCGAACTCGTAGACCTTGGTACTGGTCCCGTCGTTCAGGCTGAAGCTGTCGGTGTCGACGAGCGCCGAACCCGCCACGCACACGACGTAGCAGCGCTTGTTGACGTGAGGCGTGACCGTCGGCGTGGTGCCGTTGGCCACGAACTTCTTCACGTCGATTGGCGAATTCTGCCCCATGGGCTACCCCTTTACGGGCGCCACGCCTGGCGACCGACGACCGAGGCGCCGAACACGTTGCCGGCGCCGCTCACGTTGACGGTGCAGCGGACGCGCACCTGGACGTAGTCGGTGACCAGCGAGCGGAGGACCGCGTCGGTGACGTCGGCGCCGACCGCGGTCCAGGTGGACCCGTCATTCGAGACCTCCACCTTGAAGGTGCCGGTGGTGTTGGTGCCCGAGCGGGTGACCGACACCGCCGGGCCGGTGATCCCGGTCAGGTCGGAGATGTCGATCACGTCCGACGCGCCGTCGCTGTTCGGGCCGCCGGTGGTGGTCTGGGGAACGGTGAAGACGCGAGGGATGAGCGGGTTCAGCATGGTTTCCTCACAGGGACGGCATCACGCCGCCCGCCTGGCCCGTTGCACCGCGCGACGGGTAGAAGGGGTTGGACAGGATCTGCAGGCCGGTCAGCGCGGAGAGCTGGCCGAGGTACGCGGACGCCTTCGAGCGCAGCTGATCGAGCTGGGCGGGGTTCAGGGTGATCTTCCCGACCGTCGCCGCCACGGCGATGGCGTCCTGGTTGAGGATCGCGGTCTCGTAGTTGAGGAGCTTGGTCAGGACCGATAGCACCTCGGTCTCGATCGGCGCCGACAGGCCGCCAAGCGCCTGCTGGATCCGCTGCTCGCGACCGCCCCAGACATCCTGGTGGCGGTCGGAGTAGCCGAGCAGGCGGTAGATCGAGGCCTTCTGTGCGTCGGTCAGGGCCACTTACGAGACCTCGATCTCCGGGGCGTCGGGCTCGGCCGGGACCGGGACGAGCTTGCCGTCGAGGCCGTTCTCTTCGAGGAACGAAGGCCGCGGGATGATGCCGTCCCGCGGGATGCAGTAGCCGTCGGCGAGATCGACCGTCTCGCCGGGGCGCACCGCGTACTTCATGGGGACCTTCTTGCGCAGCTCGCGCTGGACCTGCTCGCCGGCTTCCCAGACGGTGACGGTCCCGCCGCTGACTTCCTTGTCGCCGCACTCGAAGCGCAGCACCTGCTTGGTGACGTTCTTGAGCTTCATGGGTTCGCGCCTCCCCGCGCGGCCCTTACCGGAGATCGCCGAGGACGAAGTTCTTCGCCGGGTCGCTGCAACGCAGCTGGACGAAGAGGTTCGCCATGTAGCGGACGTAGTTGCCGCCGATGCTCAGGGGCTTGACCTGGACCGACATCGGGATGGAGCCGCCCGGGAACTCGACCGTCCCCGACGCCTTCAGCTGCTGGGTGGTCGCCATCACGAACGGGTCGTTCGGATTGATGAGCTGCCGGAACGACAGGGTGTCGGTGTCGAGGCCGAGCAGCGTGCCGGCGCGGGCGTGCGGGTCACGCACGATCGGGATGCCGTTGTGCACGATCGCTCGGTAGCCGCCCTGCAGCACGATGGGCCGACCGCCGACACTGATGTCCTGCACGTACTTCAGGCCGAACGAATCCTTGAGGGAGTCGCACAGCGCGGAGGTGGTGATCATGACCTTGGGCGCCGTGCCGCGGGTGTTGAACACCTGAGTCAGCGACTGATCGAGCAGCTTCGCGGTGATCGGCCGCTTCACCCCGCCGTTGCGGAGGACGTTGCCGGCCCATGCGGTGACCGACCCGCGATCGATGTTGTAGATGGTGCCCGACGAGCCCAGGAGGCCCGTGGTGTCCGTCGGCGACAGTCCGATCAGGCTGTACGGCGAGGTATCGGCGCCCGCGTAGGCGTCGACCGCCATCATGTCGGCGATCTCCTCGAAGGCCGCGTTCAGCGCCTGGCCGAACTGGTCCTTGACGTCCTCGGCGGTGCCGCCGCTCGAGCCGGCGATCGCCATCGCCTTTCCGGTGACCTTGACGGCCGCGTCGTACTCGGCCCACTCGCCGGTGGCCGGCACGTAGGTGTCCGCCACGTAGGTGGTGACGTCCTGACCGTCGGTGGGCTTGCGCGCCACCTGGGTGCCGCGGACCTTGACGTCGAAGCTGTCGTTCTTGCCCTTGCCCGGCTTGGTGGGGATGATCTGCGCCAGCACGAACGTGCGGAACACCGTCGAGAAGACCTCGGGGTATTCCTGCGCGAGCGCGCCAGCGATATCGGTTGCGGAAACAGCGGCCATCGGCGTACCTCGGGTGTCTCGTGGTGGCGCCGCTTGACCGTGGTGCGCCTCAACGTGACAGCCGGGTTTCGCCGGTTGGGCAGGGTGTTAACCGTCACCTGCCAGAACGTGGGTGGAACACAAGTGATGCAGAATCAGCAGGCCTATCGATGGCACCGCCCGTGCACTTGTGCAATTTCACGCGCTGCAAGCATGCGAAAGTGCACGGACACGATCAGCCGATGATCCGAAGGCATGCCTGGCAGCTGACCGGCTCGGCCCATGCCTTCAGCTTCGGGGGCACGTAGCGCGCGGTCGCCTGCGTGCCCGGCACCCAGCGCGCCTCACAGGTCAGCCAGACGCCCTCTTCGGTGATGCGCTCGATCGCATGCACGACACCGAGTCGCGCCGGCCGCCCGCGACCGCACAGCCAGCGCCAGGCGCGGACGATCCACGACGCGGGCGCGAACACCGCGCCGACGCCCTCGAGCTGCTCGCCCTCGGTGACCACCAGGGTCTTCACTTCTCACCCGTGATCAGCATGCCCATGGCGTTCTCGATGCGCCCGGTGGGCAGCTGCTGGACCTGCCCCGGCCGCGCGCCGCCGCCGTGCGCCGAGCTGGCCGGCTGGTAGACGCGGCCCGAGTCGCCCGACGCCAGCGCCGAGACGTACTCGTCGAGCGTGGGCATCACGTCGTACTTGTCCTTCTTGGGGTCGCGCACGCGCACCGTGCCGTCCTCTTCATGGATCAGGCGCTTCTCTTCGCGGAGCATGGCCAGGTGCGGCTTGGCCAGGTCCGGCACCAGCTTCTTGCCGGTCCAAGCCTCGCTGAACTTCGCGGCCTCGCGCTCCACCTTGGCCTGCGCGCGGAGGGCCTCCTTTTCCTCGTGGTCCTTCTTGGCCTGGGCCTCGAGGGCCTCGATCCGCTCGCGCTGGGTCTTCTTCTCGCTGTCCTCCGCCCCCTTGCCCTTCTTGGCGGCCTCCTCGGCCTCGGCCTGCGAGCGCTTGCGCTCCGCCTCGAGCTTGGTCCCGACGCCCTCCTCGATCGCCTTCGAGACCACCTCGCCCAGCTTGCCCTCGAGCTTGCCGCCGAGGGCCTTGACCGAGTCGTTCACGATCTTCACCACCTGCTTCACGTCGTCCTCATCCAGAGCCATGAATCCCCCTCCTATGCGGCCAGTTGCCGCGGTACCGCGATGATCGCGGGCTGCCAGGTGTCCCAAGCTCGCTTCCACGGCACCAGCCGGCACCGGCAGCATGCATGGGTGTCATCAGGCGGCATCGAGTAGCCGCCCGCGAAGGTCCCGCCGATGTCGGCCACCTCGCCATCGAGGCCGGCGCACAGCTGGCAGGTGCGGCGATCGTCGGCCGCATCCCACATCATGAGCGCTTCGGCGTCCTGCTGCGCCCACTCGGCCAGCGACTCCGCGTGGTGCACGTTGTAGACGTGCATGAGCTCGGTCCGCGCCACCAGGTAGCCGCGGTTGAGCTGGCGGCGCCACAGGCCGGCCGCCATGCCGTCGACGGTGGGCGCGACCAGCGCGCCCGGGAAGGCCCCGAGGCGGGCGACGCGGCGCGCCACCTGGAAGAAGGTCTCGCCGCTCAGCGTGGCGGCCAACAGCTGGTTGCGGATGTCCTTGACCGCGTCGTCGGCGTACTTGTGGGCGGCGCCGCGCTCGCGCTCGAGCACCAGCTTGCCGCCGCGCGCCAGGATCGCGGCGCTGTCGATGTCGAGCAGGATGGGCTGCCCGAAGGCCTTCGAGAACACGCCGATCTGTTGCTCGAAGTCGGCCACCGCGTAGGCGCCCGCCGCCGCGCCGCCGGTGCGCAGCGCCACCCCCATGGCGTCGGCCAGGTCGCGCGCGGCCTCTTCGGCGGTCTTCAGCTGGACCATCAGGGCGCGGTACTTCTGGGCGGTCCACTTCGCTTCCCAGTCGTCGGGGTGGCGATCGATGTAGCGCTTGAGGCCGGCGGCGAGCTCGGCCCGCACCTCGCGCAGCGCCGGGTACAGCCGCTCGACCGTCTCCGCCGTCAGCCCGGCCATGCGCCGGCCGATCCGCTCCTGCAGCGCGCGCACCTCGGGCTGCAGGGAGAGGCGGAGCGATCGGCGGGCCGCCTCGGTCATGGCACCAGCGCCAGGATCTGCGCCTTAGTCAGCCGGTACTCGCCGTCGACGAGCTCGAGCCGGTGACCGCAGGCTGGGCAGAAGCGAAGCGGAACCGCGAGGCCCAAGCCGTCGGCGCAGATGGCGACCGAGGCATAGGGGTCTTTGTCGTCGAGCATCCGCGCGAGCTTCATGTAGCCCTCAGACCACTCGCAGCACGGCTCCGGCATGACCACGGCTCAGATCCCCTTCGAGGCGCGGCCCGCCCACATGAGCATCCAGAGCAGCCAGGCCGGGGGCGACCCCATGGCCTCGTAGGCCGCTCGCTCGCGCGCATGCTTCTTCTCTACGGCGATCGTAGCCAGGCGCTCTTTGCAGCCCTCGACGTCTCGGGGCAAGGCCGAGCTGGCCCCGAGGACGTAGGAGGCTGTGTGCTCGCGCCGGGCGCCCTTGTAGGCGCGGAGCTCCTCGCCGCTCAGCGAGGCTTGGCGGCGCGCCTGCAGGATCCGCCGCTCGCGCCGGCTGAGCTTGCGGCGCACCTCGAGCGGCTCGCTGTGGGTACCGTCGTCGCTCATGCGGCCTTGCCCTGGCTGTCCTGCTGGGCGCCGCCCGGGTTCTTGGCCGCCGCCTCGGCCGCCGCGGTGCGGGCCTTGGCCTCGGCGTCGACCGCGGCCTGGTCGCCCGTCATCTGGGTCTTCGCGCTCTCACCCACCCGCTTCCAGAGGGCCGGCTGGTCAGGGAAGAGCAGGCGAACCGTGCGGAGGATCATCTCGACCCGGAACTCCGGCGGGACGGTGACCGACTCGAGGGCAACCAGGTCGTTGATCGCATCGGCGGCGGTCGCCATCTCGATCTCGTCGCAGCCACCGATCGCCCAGTTGATCGGCTTGGCCTCCCCGCGGCCGGCCTCGGCCATGCGCAGGATCTGGAGGGTCTCGGTGCGCACCGTCGCGCCCAGGGCCTTCGAGATGACGCTGGTGCTGGAGGAGTCGATCGCCTTGGACTCGCCCGACCGGCCCACCGCGGCGCCGGTGTTGCGGATGCCCTGCGCCATCTGGTGCATCGTCATGTACAGCTCTTCGATGCCCTTCTCGTAGAGCGACAGGTTGACCGTGAGGGCGGCAGCGTCGGGCGATGCGAAGCCGAGATCATCGTTCTGCGCCAGGTAGGTGATCCCGCCCACGCCGCTCTCGACCTTGCCGCGCCCCTGCTGCTTGACGATGTCGTCCGACATGACGGTGTTGGCACCGTCGGTCAGGTTCTGCAGCTTGAGGTAGGGGGCCGGGACGTTGACCTTGTCGCGAAGCCAGGCGTAGCCCGAGCGCGCGCGGAAGATGTCGCACTGGGCCGAGCACATAAGATCGGCCGTCCACATGCCTTCCTCGCCGCGGTGGCGCACCAGGTTGACGCGGCCGAAGGTGTGCGCGCCCGAATCGGTCACGGTGACCAGGTCTTCGGGCCGCGGGCCGTCGGGGCGGTCCTTCTTGGTGTAGGTGATCTGCCACACCTTCCACTCGGTGGGCGTGATCTCGCGGTAGGTCTCGGTGATGGTGGTGCGGTCGCCACCGATCCCGCGGCGCTTGCACTCCACCGACTTGATCAGCACCCAGACGAGCTCGCCCGCGTCGTCGTCCTCCCAGTCCACCACCGCAACCGGGTCAACCGGGATGAGATACGGGCGCCCGAGGCCCAGGGCTTCCTGCTGCAGGCGCGTGGCGGGCGCGGCGTCGGCGTCTGGCGCCTTCGGGAGCTCGACCAGGGTGTAGGCCACCTTCTTGGTGAGCAGCGTCCGGAGCACCTTGCGCATGTGCTGCGGCACCGTGACCGGCTTGGCGCCCACCATGGCGGCGTTGTCCAGCCAGTCACGCCAGTCCGGCGGCGCGTCCGAAGGCTCCTCGCCGCTCGGGTCCTGCAGCTTGATGGTCAAGCTGTCGCCGAACACCGTGGCCACGAAGAAGCCGTTGATGCCGCCCAGGTAGTTGGGATAGACCGCGCGCGCGCTGCGCTCCGCCCACACCTCATCCTGTTCGGACAGCGTCTTGCGGAGGGCGTTGTCGAGGTGCTTCTTGCACTTGAGCAGCTTCCGCCCGCCAGCGTCGAGCGCCTCGAGGAACTCGAGGTACTCGCCCTCATACTCCGGGTGGCGGACGGTGAAAACCCGATAAGGCTGCGTTTCTGCCATGTTTTACCCCAACTAAAAGATGCGGTTCGGTCCCGGGCCGCGCGTGATCGCGGGCGCCGGGCGCCACAGGTAGTTCCAGGCGTGCGCGCCGCCGTCGACGCGATCGTCCTTGCCGCCCTTGGCGCCGGTGAAGCGGAGGTGCTCGAGCACGAAGCCGCCCGCCCAGGGTGCGTTCGACGGCACCAGCACGCGCCCTTGGTTCCACGCGCTGGCGTAGCCGGTGGCGCGGGTCTTCTTGTCGCCCTTCATCTGCGGCGAGATCACCTGTTCGGCCGGGGCGATCCTGCGAATCGCCTGGGGCACGCCCGCGCCCAGGCCGACGCCCTCGACGATGAGCGGCAGCGACGGCACGCGCGAGACCCAGGCCGCGCGCATGTCCTTCGCCAACATGACGAGCTCGGGCGTCTCGATCTGCTCGAAGCGGACCTCCACGATCCGCGTGATCATGGTGTCACCCTCGCCCTTGGCGGCCTCGAGCACCAGCGCCGAGTGATCCGCGCTCGCCTTGGCCGTAGTCGCCGGGTCCACGCCGATTGCCCAGCGGTAGGACAGCGCCGAGTCCTTGCCCTTCTTCGGGTCCAGGCCGAGCAACCAAGCCTGCAGGTCGTAGCGGGCTGGCCCGTGGAACATCTGCGAGCCCTTGGCCATCGGATCCTGCTGGCCCATGCTCGCGAAGCCGTAGGGGTTGGTCTCGCGCTCCGCCTTCCAGGCCTCCGCGCTCTTGACCTCCGGCCAAAGCGCTTCGTCGCGCTCGTTGAGGGCCTGGATGATGAGGGCCGACCATTCGGGCTCGGTTTCCTTGAGCTTTTCGCTCATATCCTGCAAGTTCCACCGCTGGTGGAGCAGGTAGACGCTGGCTTCGCCCTCAATGCGCGACTTGAAGGTGTCCTGGTACCACTCCCAGACCCGCGCCTGGATGGTCGGCGACTCGGCCTCGGCCCGGTCCTTGTACGGATCGTCGATCACCGCGAGCCCGTCCACGCCCTTGCCGAGGAGCACGCCGTCACGCGAGGTCAGGAAGCAGCCACCGCCCTCGAGGGTCTCGAAGTAGTCGGCCTTCTGCACCGCCAGCCGCACGCCCACCGCGCGCAGCACGCGCGCCAGCAGGCGCCCCTGCGACTCGCTGAACTCCTGGCCGTAGGTGGCGTAGAGGTTGCGGAGGTGAGGCGCGTACAGCATGAACCACGCGATCGCGATCAGGCCGCACAGCGTCTTCCCGTGGCGGGGCGGGATGTTCACGCGCCACCGCTGCCCGCCGTACCAGGCGAGCTCAAAGATCCGCAGGATCCGCCGCCAGTGCTTCGGCAGCTTGGGGATCTTCGGGAACATCCGCGGCACGATGCGCGCGGCGAAGTCAACCAAGCTCTCGGGCGGGAAGGCTCGGCCGGCCGCACTCAATCATCCTCGGGGGCGACCGCGGCGGCCTTCATCATGGCGCGCACTTCATCCGGCGTCTTGCCGAGCAGGCGCGCGAGGGCCTCCGCGTTGTCGCCAGGTCGATCGTGGGCTGGCAGGTTGACGTTGACCGTCGGCGTGGCGGCGCTGGCGATGTCGTGCATGCCGTTGATGAGCTCGAGCGCGAACAGCTGGGCGCGCTGGCTCGACACCTCGGCCTTGAAGTTGCCGTCGTCCTTGGCGCGCGCCTCGGTCGCCATCTGGCGCTGAAGGTTGGCCTCCACCAGGAGCAGGTTCCGCGCCGCCACGGCCCGACGGCGCTCGAGCTCGTTGGCCGGCCCCACCTTGTTCCGGGCCTTGACCAGCTCGACGTAGCGGCGCACCGACCGCCGGCGCATGTTCCACTCGCGCGCGCACTCGGCGACGATCTTCCGGTCGGGCTCGAGGGCCAACCAGCGCCGCTCTACCTCCTCCATCCGGCCCTCAACCACATCAGGCGCGGAAGGCCCACGCCCGGCATGCATCTTGCGCAAGGAGACGGGGGGCGGTTTGCTCCACTTCGGACTCATGGCAGCACTTCCGCGATCCCGATCACCCACCACAGGGCAATCCAGCGGACCCACCACCAGCTTGCGAGGTTGGCTTCCCGCTCGCGCTCGAGCAGCGCCACGACGATCCGCCAATACACGTCATCCGCTACGTCCGGCGTAAGCGGCTCGACCTTGAACCGGCTGGCGTCGGTCACTCGTCGTCCAGACATTCCCGACACCACGGTTGCCCGCCCACCCAGCGCACCAGGTGGAAGCGGAAGGTGTAGTTGCAGCCAGCGCAGTCCACGCCGATCCGCGCGTCACGCATCTGGCGCCAGCGCCGCCGCTCGAGCAGCCGGTCGACCGCGACCGCGCCAGCCAGCAGGCCCGCACACACCCACGTGATCGCGACCATGATCACGGGAGGAACTCCTCGAGGCCAGCGGCGTACTCGGTCCGGCGGCGCTCCGCGGCTTCGTCGCTCGCCTCCTTGGCGATGCACGCGGGGCACTTCTGGACCACCTCGCCGCGCTGCTTCATACGCCACTGCGTGGTGAGGTTGATGCAGGTGCAGCCGCGCAGCTTCTTCAGCGCGCGCGTGATCACGATATCGATGTTCTGACGGGTGGTGCCGAGGATGTCCGAGATGTCGCCCATGGCGACGCCGCCGTCCTCGGACACGTCGAGCGTGCACGTCTCCGTCATCTCTCGGACCGGGATCGCCGAGTCGCTCGCGAGGTGCCACTTGCACCGCATCCACGGGCAGGGACGCGGGCCGTCACCGCACTCGGCGCGCGTCCTGGGGAAGGTCGCCCCCTCCGGGATCGGGAGCGGCTCTTGAACGACCTGGCCGAGCTTGGGCAGAGCCATCGGGCCTCAGCGAAGGGACAGTGTCAGCGCCACCGCATACACGGCAGCGGCAGCAAAGAGCGCGACCCACCCGCCGCCTGGCGACCCTCCATCACCAGGCAGGCGGGCGGCCCGCGCGAACGGATCTTGGACATCGTTCAGGCGCGCCAAACCGGCGGCCTGCGCGTGCGTGAACCACTTCACCGAATCACCTCCCAGATCGCGCCCGCGGCGGCGAATGGGAGCAGCGCCATCGCCACCATCCAGCGCGCGTCAACGGGCAAGAGACTGGCGACGAGCACCAGCCATGCCAGCGCGGTCGGAGCCCAGCGCCAGCCGTAGAACCAGCGCACGAGGCGGAGCGGCGGTGCGAGCGACGCGATCACGACTTGGCCACCACCCCCGACGCGATGCACCTCGAAGGCCCCGTCATCCTCGAGGGCGCTCGCGATCGCGCGGGCAATGTGGAAGCCGAGCAGGGGCGCCAGCGCGCCGGTGGCCTTGGCGGCCGTGACCGCCTGCGCGGCCAAGCTCGCCTTCACCAGGCGCTTGCGGCCCTCGTGGTAGACGGCAATCTCCAGCCCGATGGCGCCAGGCTCGATGGTCTTCCCGTCGTTCGGCATTCCATCCCCGCGTCAATACTGAACGTGTGCGCAGTATCGACGCCGCGAGGCGGGATGTCAACTATGTCTTGACAACGGCGAAAAGTCTCACACGTCCCGGAAGGTTACGCGGCGGCGCGACGGTCGGAGGTCTCGACGTAGTTGGCAGCGACGATCGCGCGGGCCATCGGCGGGCACACGCTGTTGCCGATCATGCGGACCTGGGCGGTCTTCGAGAGGGGCAGGCTCGTGTCGACATCGCAGAGCCGGTAGGAGTCGGGGAAGCCCTGGGCGCGCGCCAGCTCGCGCGGCGTCAGCATCCGCATTCCGATGTCCACGATCGCGTAGTCCTCCCCGGCCACCGTGACCAGGCCGAAGCGGTCCTTCGTGGTGACGGTGTGCATCGGCGTGCGCAGGTCGGGCTGGCCGTCGGTGCTGTAGTACTTCAGCAGGAAGGCGCGCACCTCGGCCAGATGTCCACCGCCGGCGGTGACGGTCGGCATGGGCTCGGCCAGCGGCACGCCCTGGGCGGAGCTGCCGTAGAGCTTCAGGAGGTGTGAGCTGACCAGCGCATGGTGATCGATCGTCGTCACGGTCGCGAACGGCTGTCGCAGGCTCGCACCCGACCCCTCATGGCCGCCGTAGTGCTTCGCCAGGAAGGCGGCCACCAGCGCATGTTTGGCGCCGCCCGCGACCACGGTGCCGAGCGGCTTGTCGAGCCCGGGCACGCGCGGCACCTGTCCCGGTCGCTCGCCGTAACCCGTCTGAATCAGCGTCGGCGAGATATAGGCCAGCTCGCCGCGGTGCGCCGCCGTGACGGTCGGGAAGGGGTCGCGGATCGAATGCGTCCGCGCATCGCCATGGTGCGTCAGCGGCACGATGAACGGATCGGCAGCTTCCAGCACGTGCTTCCACATTCCGCGCGCGATCCGCCGCAGGGTGTTCTCCGCCAGCGGGCGCTTGCGGCCAAAGATCGAGGGGCAGGGCAACGACCAGTCGATACACTCGGCGGCCGTGCGCCAGGGCAGGGCGCGCCCCGGGCCGTGAGTCGGCGCCGGCCAGACGATGGGCAGGCCATCACAGCGGGCGATCACGAAGAGCCGCTTCCGGATGGTGGGCGCGCCGTAGTCGCAGGCGCGGAGCTCGCGCGCCTCGACGCGGTAGCCGGCGCCCTCCAGCTTGCGCACCCAGCTACGGTAGGTGTAGCCCTTGCGCGCCGGATCGGGCCGGCCGTCGTCGGCCAGCGGTCCCCAGGTCTGGAACTCCTCGACGTTCTCCAGCACGATCAAGGCCGGCCGCACCGCCTTCGCCCAGCGCACGACGATCCAGGCCAGCCCGCGGATCCCCTTCTCGACCGGCTTCCCGCCCTTGGCCTTGCTGAAGTGCTTGCAGTCAGGGCTGAACCACGCGAGCGACACCGGCTCGCCGCCGCACGCCTTGATCGGGTCCACGTCCCAGACGCTTTCGCAATAGTGGTGCGTCTCCGGATGGTTGGCGAGGTGCATGGCGATCGCTTCCGCGTCGTGGTTGACCGCGATGTCGGGTCCGCGTCCCAGCGCGAGCGCGATCCCAAGCGAGGCTCCGCCGCCCCCGGCGAAGTTGTCGACGACGAGGCCCATGGTGATCCTTCTGCGCGCCCGCGGCGCGCGGTTTCAGTCCAGCTCGAGCGGCCGGTATGTCTCGGCGATCGCCCGGCAGGCCGGCGCCAGCGCGGCGCCCATCGCCGCCCACCCTGCGCGCCACCAGGCGGTGACGATCACGCCCAGGATCTCCCCGAATCGATCCAGTCCGGAGCGGCGCGCGATGTCCCGCGTGCGCGCCTCCACCTCGGCCGCTGACACGTTGGTGCCGAGGTGGCGCGCGGTGCCCTCAATCGCGTTCTCGATGCACGACAGCGAGATCCGCACCTCGACGTCCCCGCGCTGGAAGACCAACTCGCCGCCGCTGCCTTCTTGGAAACGCCACATCTCGCGGCGCCCGCCCATGAACACGTCGTGCTCGATGTTCAGCGTGATCATGGGCGTGGCGCCAGGTGCCTACAGGGCCAGCGACGCCTTGCAGTCGGGGCACCCGCACATCAGGGCCATGGTGCGCTGCGCCTCGGTCTCCAGCTTGCGCACGCCCGGCGAGACCGGCGGCGGCGCGGATCCGCCCGCCATCGGAGAGAAGAGGCTCCCCATGAGCGCGGCGAACAGCGTCTTGGCCAGCGGGTTGGCCACCGCGGCCGGGCGCGCGATCTGGCGCTGGCGGCGCTCCTTCAGGATCCGATCGGCGATCGCGCTCAGGACGCGCTCGGAAGCCTCCGGCTCCATGGCCTCCATGAGGGCGCGGCCGTTGCTGATCACGCTGACCTTGAGCTTGGCGTCGAAGATCGAGTCCGCGCGCACCAGCTTCCCGGCGTCCTCGAGGTAGTCGAGGGTGGCGAAGACCGCCATGTTGCGCACGTCGG